TTTATGTTTTAAAAACAATCTTTTCATTTTTACCTCACCTATCAGCATCAGGAAAATAACTTAATTTTCCAAAGGGAGAAATCTGTTATTTCCTCGCAATCATCATCAAGACGACGTTTGACACCACTTTTTACATGTTCATCAATATTGTCAACTTGGGCATAGCCGACTTCATCACCATTTATATCTTTCTTATTTGGTAAATCGTACTGCTCTATGATATCTTGAGAACCCCAATAAAAATGACCAACATAAAGAGAAAAACTACCATTATAAATATCTTCTATGGCCTGTGATTCAGAAATACTTACATGTCGTATGAAAGAAATTTCTAATCCGTCATCTGTAATGATATACAAATATGTTCGAGAGTTCAACCAGTCATCATTTGATTTTTCTGATTTTGTTTCAAGACATTTAATATCTTGAATAGATATATCTTTATCAGTTTCTTCCTTAACTGTGGCTACACAGTTGATTATAAACTTTTCATTATCATTCAAGATATAACTTGCTATTTGTTTTTTAAACACCATAAAAGTAATAATCAGTAAAATTATTAGACCTACTATTAATAACAAAACAACTTTTATCTTTCGTAACTTTGCGTTCTTCATAAGTATTGCCCCTATCTGTTTTTTTATATTAAGATTATATCACAGATTTTACCACTTGTCAATAGATTTACACCGATACTCAAAAAAATAAAGTCTATTCCAAGTGATATTAAGGATAATCTTTCTGGGTTAAAATCACAATTGTCGCTGTTTACCACAGAAGAAGCCGAGCAGCAATTAAACGATTTTATTGATAAAGTCAAAGTTGGCGGCATGAGTGTCAAAGATTATTTCAATAATCCCGTCAATAGTGGAAAAACAATTTTAAAGGGT